AATCTTTGAGGTCGAAGACAGACTCGAGTATCTTTGCAAGTGTAACCCCGGAGAAGTGAGGTTGGACAGTAGCCCATAGATTTGAACCTGTGAGGGCAGTGAGATTTTGGACGAGCTCAGCTTGTTCAGCAAAGTGTCGTGCTCCAATTGGCTTAATTCGACCAACTCCTGTGATGTCATCGACTGTAAGCGTTTGGAACGTGGTAGCATTAAGATCATTATCAAATACCTTTATGGTAAGTGCCCCTGATAGGTTTCTGCGAGCTAACTCAAGCATGTAGTTAAGTAGCATTTCCAGAACTTGTTCAGAGAACTGGTTAATCTTATTTTGGAATAGACGAGAACTGGCATTCTCTAGACGCTGTACTTCGTACTTTGTCTTTTCACCCGGAGATCGAATGCCCATCGCCTCACGGGGAGCTCCTGCCATCTCTTCCATCTGCATTTGAATCTTCTCGATCTTCATGTCAGACTGCATAATTTGGACTTCAGGTTGGACTAGTTCGACATCGCCTTCTTCAGAGACGAAGATCTTCTCGCCTGGTTGCCAGACATATTCTTCTACAAAGCCTTTTACCTTCTGCACCGGGTATGTGACTAAGTCCCAGATATCGGCGGCCATATTCTCAATATGGTCCATGCGATATTGCATACCAACAAGATTAGCTAAAGGACCCATGCCCCAGAGATTATCTTGTTTACGACGCCAAGGAGAGTGGACAATCGGAGGATAGCCGAAGAAAGACGGATTAGGTTTATTCTCGATCAGCTTGTGTCGATCGACCACCGTAATAACACGATTCTTTTCAAAGACATCCGTATAAGGATCGTACCAATCTCCATAGAAAGTTAAGACTTCTACCATATCGGATATTAAATAGGCACGGAAGTTAGTAAAACCATCCATGGCATAGAGACGATCCTTCTGGATCCAGTCTCCTTCAAATTGCCTGGCATGGAATCTAATCTTCTTTAAGTATTCATATAGAGCTTCATATTCAGCTAAGTTCTCATCATTAGACATCCTACTCAATAAATCTTTTAGTTCACCTAAAGAGATTAAAGAACGGATAATTTTAGGGGACTGAATAAAATTCTCAGCAGTAGGATTGAATACTATATCTAGCGGACTAATGCGACGAACGGCGGGACCAACATAACCAGCTTGAGTTTTATCTATTTGTTCTACTCTCTGATCCACCCATTCGACAGTGCCGAAACAGTTGCCGAAATCGATGTAATCTTGAATGATCTTTTCCATCTCAGATTTAAAGGTAGGCTGTTCAATTACCCATGACATATAGTTGATGATGGAGTCACGTTTCTCAACATCAGCAGCATCTTCATTCTCAGGTTCCCAAACTAACCACTTCCGCTTGGGAAAGAGTGTGGCGATATAGTTAGCAAATAAGTTGTCACGGATTTGGCAAAGTTTAGGGACCGTCGTCTTATTCTTCCAAGGAAGGGAGGCATTTGAAGTCTGGGTAGTATCCGTTGCATAGACATAGCGTCTTATCTCTTCCCAATCATTCTTAGCTACCTGACGCAGAGTATCCCATTGAATATAGCGTTCTGTAAGCCTAGTCGCGAGTAAGTCTGGAGAAATAACATTCTCCAGGGCCATAACCTTACCAGTCATGCCACTCCTCCCCAACGAGAGTGGAAGGTGAATTCAGGTACTTTACTTTTGCTCATTCTATAATAATCTATTGGAGGTACTGCGAAGTCTATTACCGATGCTAATGCATCTTTGACATCGTCATGGGCAGGATTGCTATAAATTAGTTCTTCTTCTAGGACTTGACAATTGCCACTAGGATAATGCCATATCTGCCGGTTCGCGTAGCGAGGTTCTAAAACCGAGAAAATCCTTTCTTCTTTTGAACCTTGCCACCTGCTGGGACGATATTCGTCGATAGCCAGAGAAAGGCCGTTCCGTCGAATGTAGTTTTCTTTTAAGTCTTCGACAATGACTTTCTGCGCAACTGAAACCTCGCATCTAATCTTTCTGAAGCCCCACTTATCGTATAGTTTTAAGATGTGATTGAAGTATTCAGAAACTCTATCAGTTTTAAAACGATCTATTTCCAGAATATAATAGTTGTGAAAACTGTCAGTCCCAAGGACAATAATGCTAGTGAAATCAGACTTCTTACCAGTGGAGTAGGCAAAGTCCACTGCGGCACATACATTAAGACGTTCCCGTTTGAAGAACCAATGATGATCCCTTTTGGCAAGATAGTTTTGGTCGTAGTACTGGAACAGGTCCCGCTGTATGGGTGAATTATCCACATCGTGGGGATCGTTGTAGTATTGAGCTCGAAAATGGATTTTGTTAAGGTATTGTGCCCTTTTGGTGGCAAGGATGTCGGCGTCGAAGCCGAACCACTTACCGTCGGACCTACGCTGCTTGGGCCACAGAAATTGGCCTGAGCCATCACCGGCGGTTTCCACAGGATATTCTTTACTTTCGAATAAAGCGACTGAAGCTTTCTTATCACCATTTTCATCGTACTCATCTATTTCCATCTCCAAGAGACTAGAATATAAATCTTTTGGATGGTATCGAGTCCCGACCACCCACTCTCGGGCATTAACAGTCTCAATAGAAGATAGATAAGAATATTGATCTATTACTTTTTGTCGTCCTTCTTCGAGATAAGCATTACTTTGTACTACCACATCATCAAGGACGGCAATATCACAATGCATGCCAACAATATTACTAGTAAGTCCAGCGGTGAAGATTGAGGGATCACGAATTGATTCTTCTCGACGTTTGGGGTGATCGAGAGATATTTCACGTTCAGTCCATTTCTCTCGTTTAGCCTCATCTTTAATAACCATATCAGGCCAGTAAAGACGGTACACATTATCTGTAAATATATCTTTAATAAACTTTAATTGCTTGGTAGCAAGATTGGAAGTAGATGAAATATAGAGGACTCTTAGAGTAGGATCCTTAGTTAATTCCCAGGCAACTCTATAAGCAATTAGAGCTGACTTCATATGATCTCTAGGTAGTAAAAGTAATTGGTGGGATTTAGCCCCGTTAGAAGTCCACCAATGAATTACTTCCCGATGGATATTTCCTAACAATCTTTTAGGGTGAACTAATTCGATAAACTTTTCTAGAGAACTCTCAGCGAGTTTTCGTCTGTCGTCGCGGGTCTTTTGTAAATCTGACTTCTTTTTTTGGACGACCACCACTGAATTTTCCTAATACTTGTGCATGTTTTGATATGCTTGCGCTTTTCACTTCTGACATTATTTTTTCCATCTAGTATTTGCGGCTATAGTAGCAATACTAGATCTTTGCTTCGAAGTCAAAGATTTAGCTCTAGCATATGCGAGGGCTGTTGCAGCTTGTTTAATAACATCAGATGGCTGATGAAGCTCTCTGACGAATTGTTCATAATCCTTTTTCCATCTCCGACCACCAAAGACATTGCTGATATCAATCTGAAACGCATTATTCTGGAATGCGTTTGATTGAAACGCGGTCGTCATTACGAACTCGGCTTTTCAGTCTCTTGTTTCGCAACCTGAAGCTGCTGAACGATGTTTTGAATCAATGGCGCGATCTGGGCATAAGGTGCTAATGCTGCGGCATTCAACAGTCGCGTCCATTCCTCTTCCGTAAGGGTTATGGTCATGGAAATAACTTGAATAAGAAGGATTTCTGAGCGGGGCTGCCACTATCAAAGGCGAATAGGATTTGTACCAATGCGTCTTTAGCATTGGTGATATCCTGCGCCACGATGTCGGTTCTGGCGCCGGGGCTGGTGAAATACCTCGTCGCCAACGTTGGGTCTTGGGCTAATTGATCATTCAATCCCCGTAGAGTTTGCAGGACTTGATTTAACTGCTGGAACCCTTGGACATAGGTATTAACGAAAGTGGTAGGATTGCTCATACGAGTTGGACCTTTCTAATGGTGCCTGAATTGTTGTAAACCAGCCACGTATTGCCGCCGGATGTATCATTAATAACAGTCCAAGTACCGGATGGTAAGTCACCAGCCGCAGGCGCACCCGCCTTTTGAAATCCATCAATGGCGATAAGCCGGACCGTGCCCGTGCCAGCCGCCTGTGACTCAAGACGAAAGATGTTACTGGTATCTCGCCAACTAAGGGCCGCACGTTCCCAATTAGTTGGGGTGTCATACGAGTCCAGGGTGTTATAGACATGAAGTCCGGTCGCGGTGGTAGTTTGTTGAAATGAAAATATATTGCTTTTGATATAGTCGTAATCGAAGATCAATACGTTACCAATGGCGAGGCCCAGAACATTATTGAACGCCACTCCTGCGAATGGAGTGAGCCATGATCCTATAATCGTATTTCCACTGCCTCCCGTTAAAAATTGACCGGCTCCCTTACCGATCATCGTATTAAGACCACCAGAAGTTGTCATATTATTAGCGGCTAATCTGCCAACGAACGTGTCGCCACCAGCAGAAGTACCAAGGTTTGGTCCGGAACTGCCAATGGCAATCATGTCGCTGCCCTGCTGAAGTTGTTGCAAAGCCAGCGCGCCGATGGCGATAT